TGGTGATGTAATCTAGGAGAGAATACCGTGGTTAAAAGCAGTTTCAAGTTCCGAGAACAGACTAAGGAAATCAATCTTAGCATCATTGGTAAGTTCGGCCTGAAGGTCACGAAGGGTGACGTAGGTATCGAGATTGAAGTCGAAGGGAACAAGTTCCCAAAGCAGGACCCTGACACTGGTAACAAGCACAAGCTCATTCCTAGTGAGTGGTCGTACCACCATGACGGCTCACTCCGTGGCAAGGACAACGCAGAGTACATCCTGACTAAGCCACTTCTGTTCGACGAAGTACCTGATGCTGTTGTCAAGCTCTGGAAGATGTTCGATGAGTACGGCAGCGTACTTGATGTGAGTAACCGGACTTCTGTACACGTCCACCTCAATGCTCAGAACTTCTACCTCAACAGGCTGTGTGCTTTCGTCGCGCTGTACATGAGTGTCGAAGACCTTCTGACCGAGTGGTGTGGTAGTCACCGAGTAGGCAACCTATTCTGTCTCCGCAGCAAAGACGCCCCAGCTATCTCTCAGGTGTTGAAGGAGTTCCTGTGCGGTGTCAAGACGATGCGAATGAGCCCCTTTCCCGACTCGTTCCACTACGCCGGATTGAACCTCGCAGCACTGACCAAGTTTGGTTCTCTCGAAGTCCGGACTATGCGTGGTGCTACCACCCCTGAAGAAGTAATCCGGTGGGTTGAAGTACTCCGTCACATCTATGACTTGTCTGAGTCCTTCGAAGACCCTCGCGCCATTTGCGAGAACTTCTCCGGCCACGACCCTTACGAGTACGCCAAGATGGTTCTTGGTCAGCACTGTGACACTATCATCACGGAGACTGGCTTCAGTACTGACCGCCTTCGTGGCTCTCTGTACGAGGGTATCCGCATTGCTCAGGATTTGTGTTACTGCCGTGACTGGTCAGACTACGTCCCTACTAAGATTGCCCCTGATCCCTTTCGGCGCAATCCTAAGAAGGTCCTAGAGTCTATGGGCCTAGGTGACTCGCCTTCTTCACCGTCACCTATCGCTTTTGCCTCCGCCGGTTCGATTGCTCAAGCTGTGACACACGCCCAGCTTCAGGAGTACTACACTAACTCTACTATCTCATTGGGTTCTGCTTGGGCACCCGTGAGTCCGATCCAGTATCCCTCTGCACCTATGCCTACTGCGGCACCTCCACCACCTCCCCACCTTGACCCGTCCGAGATGAGCGAAGACGAGTACATGGAGTGGTTGTCGGATAATGACCCTGAGTCTTACGTCGAACAATATGGAGATCAGTTTTGACACGTATTAGAATCCTCCCCTACAAGCAAGGTAGCCGGTCAGCTAAGGCGCTGGCCGATGCCTTCGGCGGTAGGGTACTTAAGCTTACTGGCAGTACGTTCGCCCCTCGTAGCACTGACACAGTGATTTGCTGGGGTAAGGCTGACAACGTACGACCTAGGTTTAATAACGTCAACCTTCTTAATCCACCGGAGCGTGTGGTAGATGCAAGTAATAAGCTCATCTTCTTTAGGACTATGCCTCAAGATGTCGTACCTTCGTGGTGGGACAACGCTAGTGACATTCCTGATGACGCCTTTCCTGTTGTTTGTCGGACAGTTCTTAGTGGGCACAGCGGTGAGGGTATTGTAATTGCGGACACACGAGACGACCTCGTTACCGCCCCGCTGTACGTCAAATATATCAAGAAGAAGCACGAGTACCGCGTCCACTGTGGTCTTAACCTAGAAACAACTAAAGTCATCGCTATCCAGCGTAAGGCTAAACGTCAAGGTGTTGACAATCCTAACTGGCAGGTGCGTAACCTAGCCAACGGTTTCGTGTACGTTCGTGAGGGGTTCACTGCTCCGCAGCGTGTTATTGATTCAGCTAAGCTGTCGTTCGTAGCAACAGGTCTTGACTTCGGTGCAGTTGACGTAATCTGGAACGAGCTTGAACAACGGGCGTACGTCCTCGAAATCAATAGTGCTCCGGGATTGTGCGGAACTACTATTACAGATTACGCCACTTACTTTAAGGAGTTGATCTAATGGTACAGCACGTAAATACCCCTGCTCTGAAGAAGCAATGGGTTCTTGACGCACAGTGGACTGACTGCCCGCCAGAAGTAGAAAAAGTTATTGTAGGTTTGTGGTCGTGGAAAGAACTAGGTAACGACAATTACATGATCCGAAACACACTAGGAGAGTTCAAAGCGTGGAACACCAGTTCTTACGATATTACTGTGCAAGAGTGGCAAGAACTTCCAGAGTCACAGAAAAGCTTAAGCGGATTAGGTTGGGGCTGGGTCAGCACGAAACTCGACATGCAACCCTTGATTGACTACCTAGAACAGAATGACGTGAAGGATGACGACCAAGTTATTCTTCACTGGTGGTGGTAAGGAATTGATTGATGCGTAACGTAACACTCAAATACATCGACACAGTCCTCGGTCGGCCTGACGAACTGTATGAATCTCCGGTGTACCCAATCAACAAAGCCAAAGAGATGGCTGAGATGTACGGACTCCTCGGTATGAAGGTCGTAGAGATCGCACCGTATCTCAAGAAAGACCTTGACAGTTCGTGAGATCGTTGGTATAATAAGTTGTAAGGCCAGAAGGAAAGAACATGACTAAGACATGGGTCTACAGCGATCCCCACTTCTACCACCAGAAAATCTGTACGTTCACTCAGGACGATGGCACTAAGCTTCGTCCGTGGGATGACGCAGAGAAGATGACAGAGGATATGATCCAATGGTACAACGAGCTAGTGAACGACGAAGATCGTGTCTATATCCTTGGGGATGTGGCTTTCAATGCCCGTACCATGCAAGCGGCGGTTGCCCGCCTGAAAGGGAGGAAGGTTCTAGTCCCCGGCAATCACGAACCTCCGAAGATGAGGAAGTACTTCGATCTATTCGATGATGTACGTGGTTACGTAGTGAAGAAAGGCTTCATCATGAGTCACATCCCTATTCATCCGGGGTCTTTGTCTCGATGGCAGTTGAATATCCACGGTCACACTCATGCCAATGTAGTCACTAAAGACTATGTCAACGGCTATGAAACACCCAAAGACGACAGCTACGATCCACTGAACGAGACTATTGCCGACTCTCGCTACTACTCTGCCTGTGTCGAGCGGACTAACTTCCGGCCTATCTTGCTGGATGACATACTAAAGGAAAGAGGGTTGAAGTAATGCGATGCAACATCTGCGACAAAGAACTAAGCGACAAGGAAGTTAACTATAACGAGGACCTTCAAGGGTACGAACCCTGCACTGAGTGCCTTGACGTTGCGATGGACGCAGCGTATTCAGGCAGCCTACCTGACGATGACCGTGAACTGGTTGCCGTGGATTCATCTTTTGACGAGATGACACCGTGGAGTAACTTCTTCGCCACACCTGTCGATCTAGATGAAAGGATCGGTCTCGATGACTAAGGAATACACCGGAGGGTACAAGCAGAGTGCGATATGGTTAAACACACAACATGCCCAGACTGCGGAAGCAAAGACAACCTTGCAGTCTACGAAGACCACGAACACTGCTTCAGCTTTGGTTGCGGCAGACATGTCAATTACGGAAAGGAACGTGCTATCACAACTGAACGGGCAGCACCCACAAAGTCTCTGAAGATTCCCCTGCCCGAGAAGGGCGGCAAAGGTATTAAGTCACGAGGTCTAGACTCTAGCACAGTCGATAAGTACCACGTCACAGTCGACCCTAGCAGTAAGATCGAGGCCGTGTTTCCTCGGTTCTCCGAGGACGGTAAGCACATCGCTAATCAAATCCGATATCACGACAAGGACTTCTCTACGGAGGGGACTTACGGCGAAGCGGTATTGTTCGGTCAGCACAGCTTTGGCCCCGGTACAGCTAAGACAGTCACGGTTACCGAAGGATATTACGACACACTCGCCGCCTTCCAGCTTACCGGCAGTAGGTACCCCAACGTAGGTGTATCGTCAGCTAGCAGCGCCAAGAAAGAGATCGTTAACTCGTTTGAGTACCTTAACTCCTTCGAGAACATCGTAATCAACTTCGACAACGACGAACCCGGCTTGAAGGCAGCACAGGAGTGTGCCCAGTTGTTTGCTCCGGGTAAGGTGAAGATGCTCACGTTGCCTAAGCGTGAGATGGGCCGAGACGCAGAAGACAAGCCTATCTACAGCAAGGACGCTAACGACTTCCTCATGATGGGGTGGGCAAAGGAGTACATCAACGAATGGTTCCGTGCTCCTACGTACCTCCCAGACGGTCTCGTGCTAGGTAACGACCAAACGTTGTTGACCGACATCGTAGACTACAAGGAGCCCGAGTCCGTGCCCATGCCTTGGGAGGGATTGAACAAGAGTACATACGGTCTCCGTCTCGGGGAACTCTCTCTGTTCCTCGCTGACACTGGCGTAGGTAAGACTACGTTCATGAAGGAAATCGAATACAAACTACTGAGTAACGAAGACCTAGAAGCTCGTAACTACGGTGTAGGTTTCCTCCACCTTGAAGAGACCAAGCGAAGTACTGCCCTCGGGTTGATGTCTATCCACAAGAATAAGCCGTATCACCTACCCGACACAGAGAAGACTCGCGATGAACTGATCGAAGTTTACAATCAGGTTGTAGCTACTCCTCGTGTTGTCATTTGGGATCACTTCGGCAGTAATGACATCGACGTAGTCCTCTCGAAGATCAGGCACATGGTGGCCTTGGGTTGTCGGTACATCGTCATCGACCATCTTAGTATCATCGTCTCTGACCAAACTGGTGACGAGCGCAAGCAGCTTGACGAAATCAGTACTAAGCTCAAGACTTTGACTATGAACCTCAACATCTGTGTCGTGTGCGTTATGCACCTTAACCGACAAGGTCAGGCTCGTGGTTCTGCTGGTCCTGAGCAGGTGGCTAACAACGTCATCCGGCTTGAGCGCGACAAGAAGGAAACCAATCCTTGGCGTCGTAACGTTACTCGAATGATCGTAGAGAAGTGCCGCCTATCCGGTCGCACTGGCACTGCTTGCTACGTCTACTACAATGATGTCACTGGTCGTCTCGAAGAGTTGACACAAGAGCTGTCCGAGCAGTTTGAAGCAGGCGGCAGTGACACTGGCCATGAGTTTGAAAGGTATGCATAATGTATAAAATTATTCTCAATATCAAAAATCTTGATGAGGTTTCTCTCGCTTCCGTTGCTGCAAGATACCTTATTAACCATCCAGAAAAAGAAGATGTTGTCCTTCAGTACAACGATAGAGTGACGTTTTTCGTCAAACGAAACAAGAGCAGTATATCCGTATGGGAGCAGTGAGTGTACCTAGACTTCGAGAAAAAGGACACCGATATTTATGTCATCGACATTGAGTCAGATAGTCTGCAACCTACTTGTATTTGGGTTATGTGTTGGCGCAACGTACGGACTGGTGAAACTGGTACATGTACTACCACCGAATCCATCCGAGAGTTCTTTGAGAGTACCGCAGGAGCCTTGTACGTAGGGCATAACATCCTGCTGTTCGATGCACCAGTGTTAGTCAGGTTGTGTGGTGTTGATCTGTCATACGAGAACTGTATCGACACTCTCGTGCTGTCAACCCTCTACAGCCCTAATATCGAAGACGGACACAGCCTTGATGCTTGGGGCGCTCGTCTCGGCAACGCTAAGATCACGTTCAACGATTGGTCTAAGCTCTCTGACGAGATGGTTGAGTACTGTCACAAAGACGTAGAGATTACGGCACAGTTGTTCCGTCGATTGGTTAAGACCCTTAACAATCTTGGCTTCTCCGAGCTGACTGTCCGCCTACAACACAGGTTGACTGTCATCATGGACAACCAGCGGAGGGCAGGGTTTTACTTCAACGCACCGGAGGCTCTCTACCTCTATCAATTCCTGCGTCAACGAGAGAAGGACTTAGCAGATGAAATCAGACTTGTATTCCCAGCAGAGAGAGTACTGGTTGCTGAGAGGCCAATGTATAGGAAAGACGGACAGTACACAGCACAGTATCAGAAAGATGATCTTCGATTCGTACTCGCTGTCGATGAACTACGAGGAGTCTATCAAGCGTTTGAAGACGTTGAATTCAACATTGGATCACCTAATCAGCGAATTGAGAAGCTTCTCGCCCTAGGGTGGGAGCCGGAAGAGTTTACCCCTAAGACTAAGAAAGGTGGTGGCGGTAACCCTAAGCCATTCGACAAGGGCAAGCTTTCCCCGTCACTCGAACGCTTCCTAGAGACACACGACGTACCCGAAGTAGAGATGATTGCTCGTTGGATGAGCATCAACGGTCGGGCTAACATGATTAACACTTGGCTGGATAACTATAATGAAACCGACCACTGCATACACGGTAAGCTTTTCGTTGCAGACACCCTCCGATTCCGACATCAGGCCCCTAATACAGCAAATATCCCAGCGGTCCGAGTTGACAAGCAAGGTAATGTATTACGAGAAGAGTCTGGGTATTACACGTACGAAGCACGAAATCTATGGTGTGCTAGACCCGGCAGGACTCTTGTGGGAACTGATGCAAGTGGTCTCGAACTCCGGATGCTTGCACACTTTCTCAATCGCCCGAAGTTCACCGAGTCCGTAGTAGAAGGTGACCCCCACCAGTACAACGCCGACACGGCGGGAGTGACTAGGCCTCAAGCTAAGACCCTGATCTACGCTATTCTGTACGGTGCTGCTGCACCCAAGATTGCTAAGATTCTCGGTGTCAGTACTCGTGAGGGTGCTCAGATCAGGGAGATGTTCTTGTCTCGGTTGGGTCTGAAGGACCTGATGGAGGCTGCACAGCAAGAGCAGAAGCGTGGACGTATCGAGCTAGTAGACGGTGCATTTGTCGTCTGTCCTAGCCCTCACAGCGCTCTGAACTACAAGCTACAAGGCAGTGGTGCCCGAGTCATGGGTGTCAGTGCTGTGTTAGCTGATGACGAAGTAAGGAAAAACAATTGGGACGTAATTAAAGTTGGCGACATTCACGATGAAGATCAAAGTGACTGCGCTGTTGAAGTGGCTGATGATTTTGGTGGGATGCGTGTTTCCAGTATTATTCGTGCTGGCACTATCCTCCGCCTTAATGTGCCACTAGACGGAACTTACAAGAAAGGACTGACATGGGCCTGCACACATTAGTGTTGACAAGCCCACGAATAGGTGGTATAATAGGGTGTAAGGATAGGAGAACATATTGTACACCCCACAAGAACGATTCGTATCAGGAGTTTCGAGCGAGCTTTACGTAGCTCATAAGTTGACAGCATTAGGGTACGAAGTCTTCTTCCCGTTGATGACTCAAAGTAAGGCTGATTTTCTAGCAATGAAAGACGGAGCACCTTTGAAAGTTCAAGTTAAGAAAGCTTCATGGTCTGACAACAGCTACTATAAATACCTCCAAGCTAGAATACACGGAAAAGGGAAACGTGATCCACAGAAATGGTACACAGCAGATGACGTAGATTACTTCGCAATAACAGATAACGACCGAGTTTGGTGGATTCCGTACAGTGAGATAGGCCATCAGACTTCTGTGTGTCTGGACAGCACAAACCCTACTTACAAACCACAAACAAAATACAAAGCATCGGATTGGTTGATTTAGTAGTTGACAATATCCAAAAATATGGTATACTAGGTGTATAGGGTGAGGGGTTTTCTCGCGAGGTTTTCACCTCACCCTATCTAGAAAAGGAAAAGAAAATTATGAGCAGCACTACTGTATTTGTACCCGGCACGATTTACTGGGCTAAGATTGTTGGTCGCAAGGCCCTCGTAGATAACTACGAACGCACTGGTAAGGAGTGGGCGTACGAACTAGTACCTGATGACGTCGCCTTCCTGAAGGAACATCGTCTGATGGACCGCCTGAAGGACAAGGAAGACCCGAAGAACCCTGACAAGGGTGACTTCCTTATGCTCAAGAAGCCTGAGCTTAACAAGGACGGTGAAGAGAACCAGCCTATCGCGATCTATGACCACGAAGGCAATCCTTGGGATGAGAACAAGCTCCTCGGTAATGGCACTCGTGTCGTAGCTAAGCTGTCCATCCGTGACTGGGGGGTAGGCAAGAAGAAGAGCATCTATACACAGGCACTGAGGATTGAAGAACTCGTGCCGTATGCTTCTGATGCTTTCGGTGCTTACGACGGTGGTAGTACTAAGGCTCCTCCTGCGGACTTTGCAGATGAGGCTCCGGCTAAGCCTGCGAAGAAGGGTCGGTCGCAAGTAGCCATTGACGATGACCTAGATGATCACTTGCCCTTCTAATACTGTCGGTGTAGCTTAGTCTGGTCTAAAGCAACGGTCTCCAAAACCGTGATCGTAGGTTCAAATCCTACCACCTTCGCCAACGTCCAGCCCCGTGTTCGTCCGAGCGGGTATCATGCGTAGA